TAATAAAATAGGGTTTTTAAATCTATATAACAATAATTCAAAAACTCGAAAAAATAAAAAAGATATTTATTAAATATCATGTGGTTTTTGATTCATTGTACAGAATCCACCTTCGCAATCATAATCTCTTTGTTGATTTTTTTTATTTTGATAAAATTTAAAAATAAATATACCAATAATAATAATTAATATTACAGCTCCAATGTAAATATACATTGTGTAATCATTACTTACTATGTCATTAACATTGTCAATAACTTGGTTTAAATTAGGTACATCTAAAGAAAACCCCGAATCTGTTATGTCAATAGAATCCATTTATTAAATTATTATTTTACAAATAAATAATAATTTAAACTTATAAACAATAAGTTTCTAAAATTATACTAAATGTTTCAAAAATAATTTTTGTAATTATTTTAAAAATTAAAGTATTCTTAAATTCTTTTAGAACATATTTTTTTAAATAAATAAATAGATAAAATGTATTTACTAATATATATTCTAATAAAATTTTTATATTATAAGTAAATTTATTTAAAACACTCCAGTCATTTACAAAACTACACATAGAAGTATTGCTTTTTTTTATAAAAAAACTATGAATATCTAGTAGTCCAGTTAATATTCTATGAAAATTTGTTTTTTCATTTTTAATGTTAAAAGCATAAATAATTTTATCATAACCAAACAACTCCATATGTAAAATTTTTCTATCATGTTGTTTATTAAAAATATAAGCATTTATTCCATCAAAATATTTTTTTTTATAAAGCATATTATTATCAATTAAAAATGGAATATAACATGATTTAATTATTGTATTTATTATGTCATCTATATTTTTATAATTACATTTTACAATTTTTTTCCGTTTTTTAATATCATAATAACAAATAAATAATTTATTTTTCAGTTTTGAACATATATCATCTGGAATCCTTTCTTGTAAAAGTATTTTAAGTGATTTTATGGTGCTTAATGTATGTTTTGTCTTAAATTCGTGATTTGCTATTTCATATAATTTAGGCATTAAATCGAGTGAGTCAATATAATATAATAATGCAACTACAGACCCTATACTACATCCTGAAATTCTTTCTATTTTAATATAATTTCTTCTCTCCATTTCTTTTAAAAAATAGATGGCGCCAACAAGATAACTTCCATTAAATGCTCCTCCATCTAAAACTAAATCCAAATGTTGTAACTTCTTTTCTTCTTCTGGTAAATTTTGTATTAATCTATTTACATATTCATCAATCATCATATAATAACTTATAAAATCAAATTGATTAATATAACGAAAAATTATAGCTTCTTATTTTTCAAGGGCCTAAAAAGTTCCGAAATAAGATGTAGTTTTTGTCAGTAAATGGAATAATAATCCAAATAAAATACTAATCAAGATATATCCATTTATATTATAATTTCCATCATTCGAAAATAAAAAGGGAACGTATGTATAAAAAAAACGTTTAAAAAATGGCAATTGAAATAAAAAATATAAAACAGCTAATAATATAGGTGTTTGAATTTCATTATACATATCATCTAGCGAATCATTCGTCTGTTTTCCTTTATAATAATTGTTTACCATATCAGATGTTTGTTCATAATTTTTAATATAATCTTCATGTTGAGCTGGTGGTGGTGGAACATAATTTGGCATTACTTGTGGATCAGCACTTATTCCATTTGTTGTCATAGGTATATCTCTTGATGGAAGCTGTGTTGCCCCTGCCAATGTAGCCTGTTGTAAACCACTAACAATTTGATTAATTGTACTTTGATCTAAAGACATACCTGGTGCTCCAGGTTGTTGTGATGTAATCTGTTGTTTTTCTTGTGCTGTTATAGTAAGATTATTAGTAACATTTCCTCCGCCAAGAGGATCAGTTGGTAAATCTAAAATACTAGTTGCATCGCTCATAATTATTGTAAAGAATGATTGATTATAATAATTACGCAAAATTTTATTCAAATGTAATTGTTTTAACATTTAATGAGCATTTTGTAGCAACTGGCACAAATTTAACACAATTACCTTTATTTTCGTAAATTTTTTCCTTAAATTCATCTAAAGGTGGAGCATGAAAAGATAGACAATTATTACCTTTACATACTTTTCTAAATAGAGATGCTAAACCAAAACCTAGTAATATAGACATTATTATTTTACCTCTTTCACTATGAACAAATTTGCCAAGGTGTAATGACATTTATATTATTATAATATAAATATTATATCATAATAAATATTTCTAAGCTTGTATTGGAATTGTTGAAATCATATTTTTATCCTTGGGACATTCTATATTTTCTTCTTCAAAATAGAAACAATTGTTTGCTTTATCTTTAAATAAAATCTTATTTACATTTTCAGGACTAGGATAAATGTATATATTTTTCATTTCTGGTCCCATTAAATAGACAAATAAAAGACCAATTGTAAAACTTATTAAAAATATTGGTAACGAAATATAATTTAATAACATATATATAATTACTTTAGAAAAAACCCCTGCCAAAATTTACTTCTTTTTCAACTAAATTATTCATAGCATCTATTAACATATCATATTTTTTGACTTTTGTTTGTGGGTCTTCTTTATAAAATGTTAGATATGTATTTTGTAACGTTTTAGGTTGTTTATTAAATGATTTATTATAAATTGAAACGCCAAAATCATATTGTCCATTTTCCATTTTTCTTGGTGGAATAACAAGATTAGGTGGGGTTGTTAATTTACAACCATTCCATTGGGGACCATGACTTATTCTCTCATTTACACACTTATACATAAATTCTTTCATCCAATCAATATTTGTTTTAAATTCAATTTTTAATGCTGTAGGTAAATGACTCCATAAATTTTTATATTCATCTGTATGCCATTCTATTCCATCAACACCTTGACCAATAATTGGTTCATCATTAAGTTCACCAGTTGGGGGAGGTATTTCAATTGTGAATTCTTTTTGATTTTCAAATAAATCCATTTGTTTTTTTCTTGGTTTTATAGCTTTCAACCCAACATCATAAGCAACAACTTTACTACTATATGCACTAACTAATATATCATCTGTTTTATATTTTTTTTGAATTAACCTACAATAATTATTATCATCATTAAAAACATCATTAACTTTATATTTCAACTGTCTAATTTTATTTAATAATGGTTCTAAAGTTGTATGATAAATATTAGCAGCATCTACAGCAAATTGTGTGTCATTCATACTATTCATTTTTTTTATACAATCCTTTATATCATTAATACTTTTATATGATTGTACTAATGCTTCATCTAATTCTACTTTTTTTGTAGGATTATTCACTTCTTTATTCCACATATCTAAGTAATTTTCGTAAATACTAGTCAAACTAGTAATATATTCTTTGTTTGAATCAAAATCTTCAATTGCTGTTTCAGTTGTGATCAAACCAAATAACAATTTATTTTTGTCATTAATAATAGTATTTTTTGCTTCTTTTATTTCATTTAATACAGCATTTAATTCTTCATCAAGCGATTGATGTATTCCTTTATTTAATTCAATATGTAAATTACATGGATCAACTAAATTACCACAAATTGCTTTAAATACTCTATGTTCTGGAATCTTATCGTCAGCCGGATAATATGTCATTGAAAAAATCGTACCTTTTTTAGATGGACGTTTACAATTAACACATTTTGGCATTAGTTTAAGATATTCTGAACGTTTCTCTCTATTACTAAGAGCAGGATTGTTTATGATTTTTTTTTTATTTATATTTATTTGACTTTCAAATTTATCTTTTAATTTATAATATTCATTTATAACATCATGTGGACTAAGTATTTCTTTATTTGTATCACTAGATTTTGAATTAATCTGTTTTGAATCATTTGATATAGATATTCTTAATGGTTTTTTTGGTTTTAATATATATTCTTCGCTTTCTGACTCTGATTCATTAGCTTCTAAACCAGGTATTTTATCTTTAATATTAATATTAATTTTAACTGGGCTATCTTTTTCTGTATCACTTCCTGTATCTTGAAAAATTGCTTCAGTTAATTTTATTGTATTATCTCTTTCTGACATTATATATTATAGTTAATAAATTAATTTTTAAGCTAATACATGATAAATCTAAATACCTGGTCTTGAATGAATAATATCATATTCGTTTTCCCAACGTGGTAATCCAGTAATTAATTCTTGATGTGCTCTTTGTTTAGATATTTGAAAATTTTTTATTTTTTCCAGAACATATTGCTGTTTTTCTTTATTTTTCTTCGCAATTTCAACAGGCGTTAATTTACCTTTATATTTATAAATTAGAATACCTCCTAAAATAAGTACGAAAAAAATTAACATACCAATATTAAAAATCGTATTATGAAATTCCTCTCTAATTATATGCGACTGCTTTAAAGCGTTACTTAAAAAAGATTTTACTCCTGGTTCAGTTAATGTTGGTTTAGGCGAAGCAAATTTGTTATTAGTAATTTCTTGGAAATTCATATTTAATATAGTTAATTTTTTAAATTAAATTATACACATTATCTATATGACAAATTCATACTTAAATATTGTAACTTTTTTATTAACAACTATATTTTATTATTTGGCTCTAAAACCAGCCTTACCTTATACGATGTATAAAGATAAACAAAAATATCAAGAATACATTGGTAATAATTATATGTATTTAGCTGTATATGTATTACTTGTTATAGTGATACAATTTATAGTTAATTCATCAATTATTGCTAATTCATGTGGAGGAAATATTACAGAAAATATGGGTGCTGCCGGTGTCCTAACGTTTTTACCATGGATATTAATATTTGGGGTTTTAGTTTTAGTTTTAACTATTTTTCCTGGGTTTAAAAGTGCTTTTTCTGATGTTATTGGTTACTATTATGTTTCTAGTCAAGCTACTAAAGTATTGACTGAATTATTAGTAAATCAAGAAATTCAAAAGAAAATGACTGAAGAAACCGATATGACGCCTGAAAAGAAAGAAGCACTTGAATCTGCCGCTGATGCTATAATTAAAATATGTGGAAATACTTCCATATTAATTAATCAAATAGTTCCAAGTAATTTTGAACAATATTGGACAATACTTACTCCATTGATGAAAGATAAGTATAAAGCAGGTGGTCCAGAAGCTGATACTATTCAGAATGATTTATTTGAATTAGTTGTTACAAGAGATAATATTGGTGAAGCTATGTGGTATATATATACTGGTTTATTGCTTACATCAATTGTTCAATTTAAAATAACTAGTCGTGGGTGTAATACGAATCCAAAAACTATGGAGGCAAATTACCAAAAATTTTTAGAACAGGAACAAAAAGCCAAGGAACAAAAGGAAAATACATCAGCTACATATACAATTACTAGTTAACCATATTATATTGTAAAATAATTTGCACTTTTTTACATTTCCTAATGTTCTGTGTTTCTCAAACGCAGAATTTTATGTTAAGATTAAAAAATTTTGTGAGCATTTACATAATATAAAACGCTTAAATAACATAATACCCCTAAAACTAATGATAATAACCAAATCGGTAGAATAGTTTTATTTCTATATCCAATCCCAAATTCTCGAATACTTCCATCTTTATTATAAAAACAAGCTGGCTTCATCATTTGAATTGTTCCAAAAATTACAACAAATAATATTATTGATATTAATGTTATATTTTCTCTAATATATGTTTTATACATCTAATATATAATTATAAACTATTTTTTATAATTATATTTGTCTAAATACTTAATCTTCGTCTCCATATGTTTCATATTCTGGTGCATCTATACCAGTATAATTACCATCATAATAATCTTCACCTAAATAACCCATATCAAATGCATCATTTTCTATATCATCATCTACCTGTCTTTGTTCTAAATATTCATCAACTAGAATATCAATATTTTCATCAGTAGCATCTTTGTTTTTTCTTCTAATTTTTCTTTCTGCTTTTTCCATTTCATCCCTCAACTCTTGTTCCTCTTCTCTTTCATAAAATTCTTTTTCATATATTGTTAAACCTTTCTGTAAACCTTTGTTATATAAACCTTGTTTGGTAATTTTTAAAATATTATCTATATCTCTTCCTTCATCAGTCATTGCTTTTAATTTATCTGTTACCATATCCTTTTCTCTTTCTTTTAATTTAAAAACCCTATCTTGTATTTCTTCATATGATATATCAATTAAATCTTTTTCAGTGGTGAATATATCAATAAATGATATAAGTAGACTAGCTATTGCTTCTCTTAATTGTCTTAAATTTCCAGTTTTAATTCTAGTATCAGTTTTATCTGTGTATGACATTTCAACATCTATTTTTCTCTCAATATCATCAATATAATCAACAGAAAAAAGGTCTACGACATTTGTTGAGGATTTTACTTCAGTTACAATCATATCATTATTATCTGCCAATTCAATATATGTAAATAAAATTTTAAGTAAATAATGTTCAAATAAATATCTACTAGTTTTTTCATCTATTATTCCTCTAAGTATTTTATCATTATTTTTAATACTAGAATAACATGGTGTTGATTCTGCTAATTTAATTATATTTTTACATATATTTTGAATTGTAATTAAAATTTTTGATATTGTATTAAAACCATAAAATGGTTTAAGCTTATCAAAATAGTTAGCTATATTTCTTGTCAATTTATTAGAATGTATTTTAGAAAATCCACAATAACTTGGAATATGTGTATTATCATAATTTACTTTATTTATTATAATATTTGGAAATATGTTTATAAAGTTGTTAATAAATGTTTTATAAAAATTAGTTACATTATACATATTATCATTTGAAATTTTTATATTTTCATTTCTAGTTGAATTATCACATATCCAATTTGACAAATTTTGTATTGTATCTATAAAATTTTTAATTGATTTACGTGTAACTTTTGAACCACTATTTTTTTGAACAAAATCTATTAATTCTTTTGACATTTCTTCATTTGATTCAAACAAATAATTATTAAGGTCTTTAACTTGAGGCGTTGTAGTCTCTGAAGCGATATCAAATGTATCAATAGCATTTTTAATTAATTTTCTTAATTCAACTTCAATTATTTCATGTTCATTATATTCATCATTTATAGCTTCTAATAATATTGATAATTTAGCTATACAAGAAATAACTGGATTTGATATATCAATTTTTATAATATTCTCTCTACTTACTAATTCAATTAGTCTTAAAAATTGTTGACTTGTATAATTTTTACCGTCTTCTTTGAGTTTCTGAATAATTCTTTCAATTGTATCTGACGGATCAATTAATTCTGAATCTGGTTTGCTTGTGCAAATGGGTAATAAATCTTCAGGAATTGGAAGTAATGATTTGAATTTACAATAAAATATAAAGGCTAAATAAATTGTTTTTTCATTAAATGTATTTGGAATTGGGGGATATACGTTTTTGGTGTTAATATTACTATAAAATATTAATGACTCTGTATTGCTTCTTATATCATCTAATATATTTGAGAGTCCATCTACTATGTTATTAAATTCCGATATCTCACCATTACGTGTATTAAAATAATTAAAAGTGCTTTCATTTTCTTTGCTATCGCAACAAGCATTTTCTAAATATGGTTCATTATTTGCTGTATGTAGAAGAAGTTTATGTTTTTTAACAATATCTTGAATTATTTCCTGAATAGCTAGAGAGAATTGTATAATTTTTGACTCTATGACTAGTATTTTTTCTCTCTGATTTTCAGAACCACTTCTTAAATCATTTAAAAGACTCGTTTTAAATTCTTTAGAAATGTTTGTTAAATGTCTAATTTTAAATGGAACAAGAGGAGGAAGAAAATCTGACCATTTTGAAATATCATGTTCTGCCGGAATATCAGATGCTGGGGTTGTCAATAAATATTCTGTTTTTTCTACAAATTTTCTTTGTACTTCTGGTAATTGAAGAAGTATAGTATCTATAAATGATTGAATTTTTGTCTGAATTTTTTGAGAATTTGTTTTTTTTAATACATTCCATGGCTCTCCAGATTCTCTTATATCATACGTTATACAAGCTAAATAAGAAACACTACTATAATCTCCTTGTCCATCGAATGGATATCCCGTAAAAGAACGCACACAGCCTGGATGTGTTTTTCTTGTTTTTACTGATGGTATTGATGTTTGCACAGCAATTAAATACATACCTAGTGTGCTATAAAGAAGGAAAGTGTTAAAAAAATCCTTATAAGATGGTATAGCTTTCTTTGCAGTTTTTATTTTTTCTTTGTAATCGCTTTCACTTTCTACATTTATTTTAATTGTTTCAATAACAGAATTAATTATAAATTCTTTTTGAGATTCTATATTAATACCCATTGCAACTGATAAAGCGTTTATAATATTATTAATCATAATAGTTTCTGGTGTTATGTATTTTATAGTTTTTTCTGTAGTTGTAGATATTATTTTATTTCCTGCTTCTTCTTCCATAATAGATCTAGATATAACTCGAAATCCTTCATCATATCCTTCATCAACATCAAAATCACCAGGACAAATCGGCCAACCTGTATATTTATCTGTCCACCAATCACCGTCATCACTTAGTTGACCATTTGTCGATTTAATATTCTCTAAAGCTGACATATACATATAATTTGAATCATGTGACTCAACAAAAGCAACAGCTAATGTTTTTTTAAATGTTGGTAATAAAGGAGCATTACTCTTTATACAATATAACCAGTGTTCGGTTTCTTGCTTACCAATTGGAGAAATCCCTGGCATAAATGGTCGCGTAAATTTATTTGTAAATTTAATTATATCATTTTGTTTTTTAACAAAATCGCTTTGACGTAAAATTATATTAAGAAGTTCAGAAAAAGGCGATACTATATGTTCTTTAAAATCATCTTCTATATTAATTCCTAACTTATACTTTTGATTATTATACTTTAACAAAAAGTTTGTTTCTATTTTTGATACAATAGGCATGATTGACAAAAAATAATTAAATTTATCCGAAATTTCTTTTTCAAAATTGTCTTTTGAAAATTTATATTTTGTATCAAATTCGCTTATTATACTTTTAAGTAATGAATTTTGTAAATTTAACTCAGTTGTCTTCATACTTTCACAATTGTCGCCAGTCTTTGTAGGCACACTTATGCATTTTTCTTGTAAATCACAAATAATAGATGAATCGTCTGAAATTTTTTGTTCAGCTGATAGTTTTTCATCAATGACCCATTTATTATCTTTTCTAACATAATAATCAGATTCATCTGCGATGTTTTCAGCATAACCCTTATATAATATAGCATATTGTCCATTAATTACTTTTTTTGCACCATCAATCAATGTATCAGCTATATATGTTGCATCTGATTCAGTCAGGTTATTTTTTTTCATTTGGTCACGAATTATATGTTCTTTTAAGCTGTCCGGTGTTAAACTTATTAATTGTTCAGCATATCCCCCTTTTTTATTTTCCTCTTCCATTAGTCCATAATTTGTTTTATCATATTTTTTATCAAAATAAATTAATATATTATTATCATTTTCTAATTGCTCTAATGATGTATATAATTTTGCGATTGTAATATTTTCACATTTATCAGTGTTTTCTTTTAATTTATTATCATTTTTGTTCTTTTCAGCATCAAAAATATCACTGACGTCCGCTGGATACATTAATTTCAAGTTTTGTTCTGATAATGCTGATGTATATAATCTAGAATAATCTTTTAATATTAATTTACGTAATATCTCTGAATTACTCATATTTTCAGTTGGAACTGTTAATTGATATCCGGTCTCTAAAACTTCATCGTGATAATTTCTAGATAAAATTATTAATAAGCTAAATGCTTTAAATTGACTTATCGATTGCTGTTTTATGGTTGACACAAGTTTAAAAATTTTAGAAAATTCTATGATTTCTTTATTATATTCTGAAATTTTTGAATCAATAAACTCTATTATTTCATTATATTGATTAAATGTCAAATCATCTGTATAAATCAAAAATGGCTCTAAATAACCAACTACATCAACAATAGATAATTTTCCTTTTATATATTTTTTCATTAAATTAAATAAAATACGAGTTTTTGGAACAATTGTTTCAACGTATTTTTTATAAAAATCATTCTTATTCAATCCATGTAATTCTTCAGAAGGTATATTTATAACATAATTTCTTATACCACTTACAAATTCATTCTCATCTAATTCTAATTTATTTTCAAATGATTCAATAAAAACATTTGATACGCTTGTTTTTTTCTTTAATAATTCCCAATAATTTAAAAATATTTGACTCAAATTTGCTTTAGTTAATATGTCTGTTCCTGGTAAATTAATTCTTGAAAAACGAATAGTCGGTTCAGGAAGTGTCATTATTGATCTAATAGACATTAAATCATCATCTGAAATTTTTACTCTTATTGTTGTCATTTTTGAAGATGTTATATCAGTTGCTTCTAATTTTGTGCTTGCTAGCGAATACTTTGATATCACAAAACGTCTATTTCTTATCATATTATTACTAAATACTGATGAATATAAATCTTCTAAATTTTCTATAGCTACATTAATGTCTGATTTTACATATTTTTCACCAATAATATCATTTATTCTATCTTCTTCTGGATATTCAAAAGGTCTAAAATATTGTGATAAATCTGAATAAAGAGCAGTATATTTATTACTTTCTGCTGGCAAATCGCTTGATTTATAAGTTTTAATCAAACTAACCATGTTATGTATATCTTTATTAATATCTAAACTAATAATGTCATTATTTTCTTCATCAATATTCAAGACATTATAAACTTTTTTAATATTTCTTACAACAGGTAATATCCAATACAAATTTTTGTTAAAATTTTGTAACCAAATAGAGAGTGGTTTCCAATTTGCTTCTTTAACTAATACACCATCAACATTACCATACTGGTCAAAATCAGAAAATTCTTGTCTTAATTGTTTAAATCTCTCTATCATTATGTGAATATTATTAAGAACTCTTGGCGTTCTTTCTGCGTTAGGAATTGTTGAGAGAAGATCATCTAACAAGTCGCTTACTTGTTCTTCAATACTATATTTTTTTCTTTTTGTTGAAACATCTTTAAATTCAACAATTGGTCCTAATTCTTCATCGCCAAAAACTACTTGGTCTGCTTTAAGTATAAATTCTCTTAACTGGTCCTTTACATCTTTAACAGGAACTACTAATTCAATTTCTTGAGCATCTACAACTTTTTTTTCTTCTTGAAGTTCAGGAATATCTAATTCACCTTCTTCTAATTCTTCGTCTATTACAGTTTTTTTTTCTATTGGTTTTTGTATTATTTCAATGTTATCAATTGGTAAATTTTCAGGAATTCCTTTATAATCAAAATTTATATATATAATATCTTTATCAGTAGTTCTTAATTCAATCATATCTTGTTCTAGATTTGTAATCTCTCCAACAATAATAGCAGGGTTTGGGTCAGAAAAATATATTTTAATCCATTTACCTGGAAGCAGACTATTTTGTCTAGCGTAACTTGGAGTATCTACTCTATGAAGTATTTCAATTCTTGTAATATTACCATCACCTAAAATTCCGTCTTCGGATATTTTTAATTTTATCATGTTTAATGTATCAGTATTAATTAAATAAGTTTTTGAACTATCAATATAATCAATAATAAAGGTTTGACCGTTTAGAATATCATTTACTGGATTACTAATACGAATTACATCACCTAATTGAAGATCCAGTTGTATATCTTCTTTTTGAGATTCTGTTTCTTTTTTTTCAGACATTTGTTCTATAATTATATTAGATATTTTTATATACTTAAGTAATAATCAATATAAAATATAGTTTAAAGACAAATTAATAATTATAAATAACAAAATATGAGCAAACATACTTACAATTTGTCTGAAATCAATGGTTTTAACGAATTACTTAACCCAGATTATGTTTATAGCCCAAATACACTAAATCCGCTTATACTAAAAATAAATAAAACTCAATGTAAAACTAATAATTCATTATATAGTGTTATTAGATATGATAAAAATTTTTTATGTGTTGACCTTATACCATCATTTGGAATTTGTAGGTCAATTGTATTAAATTCGGCTAATCAAATTGTTAGTTTTGCACCACCAAAATCTCATCCTTCTAATTATTTTATTAATAAATATAATGAAAATATAGACGGTATCCAAGCTCAAGAATTCGTAGATGGAACTATGGTAAATGTTTTTTTTGACCCAGCTATTGGAGTTACTGGTAGTTGGGAAATTTCAACACGCAATACAGTTGGCGCTACATGTTCCTTCTTTAAATCCCCTAATTCAAAGACATTTAGAGATATGTTTATGGAAGCAGCAGTTGAATGTAAATTAGATATTAATCAATTAGAAACTGAATTATGCTATAGTTTTGTGCTTCAACATCCTGAAAATAGAATAGTCGTTCCATTTAAAAAACCACAATTGTATTTAGTCGGTGTATACAAAATAAATAACATTCCTAATAATATTACGATTGATTCATTTGATGTATATGAATATCAACATTTTTTTAGTGAATTAGGCACATCTGTTAAGTTTCCACAAATTTATTATTTCAATAATTATTCTGAATTGATTGAAAAGTATGGGTCAATGAATACATCATATGATGTAGTTGGTGTAGTCATTTATAATAAGAATACTGGTGAAAGAACTAAAATCAGAAATCCTGTATATGAACAGGTTAAAAATTTAAGAGGTAATCAACCCAAGTTACAATATCAATATCTTTCTCTAAGAAAGGAAGGTAAAGTTGGGGACTTCTTGCAGTTTTATCCTGAAAATAAAAAGGAATTTTCTGTATTCAGAGATCAGGTTCATCTTTTTACAAATACATTATATAATAATTATGTTTCTTGTTATATCAAAAAAGAAAAACCTTTAATTGAATTTTCAGAACAATATAGAACTCATATGTTTAATATTCACCAATACTATATGAATGAACTAAGAGAGAACAAACAATTCGTAACTAATACGTTTATACAAAAATATGTAAATAACCTTCACCCTTCTTTGTTAATGTATTGTTTGAATTTTCAGATGAGAAAGCGTAATATTGATACTGTTATTTCTGATAAAAATTAAAATAAAATAATGTAATATAAATGGGAGGAAAAACTAAAAAACAATCAGTTTCATTATTTGGTATAAATGATTGTTATAAACCAAAAAAAAATACAAAAAAAGCTTATGAATACAGAATTAGTAAAATATATAAGCGCCCAAAAACCCTTAAAAATTATTCAAAGAAAAAATTTATAAATATTATTTTATTTCCGCATGATTTAGGACAAACTAAGCATGGCGTCCAAAAAGCTCCTAAATTTTTAAAAAAATACATTAACAAAAAACATCATAGATTATATGATGTTAAAGATACAAATGATTTTTTTACAAATATACATAACTTATATGAAATGAATAAAAAGGTAGCAAATCCCAAAATAAATATTGGCGGTGACCATTCTATGGCTTTTGCGACAATAGCAGACACTATGAATCGTTATCCAAATGCAAAAGTTATTTATTTTGATGCTCATGCTGATATTAATACATATGCAAGTTCGAAATCAAAACATTATCATGGTATGCCATTAAGTTTTGTTACAGGAATTGATAAAGATAGTAAATTTAGTTTTATCAAAAATAAATTGAAATTAGAAAATTTATTATATGTTGGTGGACGATGTTGGGATATATTTGAACGTGATTTAATATATAAACATAATATTAAACATATTGACCCACATGAACTTAATAATGACTTTGAAAATGCTATGAATAAAATTCTTACTTTTGCCGGAACATCTCCAATTCATTTATCATTTGATGTTGATTCTATGGATAAAAGTTTAGTTCCTTCAACTGGAACAGCCGTTAAGGGAGGAATTAATATGAATATAGGTAAAGAAGTTTTGAAACAAATTAAAAATTATACTAACGTTGTTAATGTTGATATTACTGAATTAAATATGGATTTAGGAACACATAAAGAAGCTCAAAAATCATTAAAAAATACGGATGAATTATTTAAGTCATTTTTAGAATAAATATCAGTAAATTTATTATTATAACCGACAGAAAAGTACTATTATGTAGTTGAGACACAAATATAATAAAAATGCTTAATTTAATTAATTGAGGATTAAATTAAGCGAAAATCAAAATGAATAACAAGAAATATACAATGGAATTTATAACATTATAGTATAAATTTAACGAGGAACTAATTTTAGAAATTCTTTTCTAATTTTACCAAATATTTCACTAGAATAAGCTATTGCTTTTTTTAAATCACCTTTAATATTTAATATTTCAATAGTCTCTTTATAAGCAACACGAATTAAGCTATATGTATCATGTGGATGTAACATTTTAAACCCGCAAAATTTTAATGAGCCTGTTGATTCATAAAATAATGCTAAAAGAGCATATTCAATTACTTTTCCAATAGTATAATCCTCGTTTTCAAGAACGATATCAAAACAATTTTTCATAGTGTTATCAGATACTTTAATCTCCAAAGTATCTTCTTCAATAAGTGTATCTAATTTAACTAATTTGTCAATCATAATTGAACACGCCATAGTAAGCAATTCAGGGTTTGTATAAATACCGATAGTTTGAATAATAAAATCGAAGCTATCTTTTTTGAAAATTCGTTTTCCTTCTAACAGTTTCCAATTTGTTGCTTCAAATTCAATTTCAATTTCTTTCTTTCCTTCGTCTTTCCATTTTTGTTTTAACTGTGCTAATTTTGCTTCCTGTGCGACATCATCAATAGTATTACCATATGAACAAGTTGATACAACATTATAAGCACCATCTTCTTTAGCAGTTCCTATGTCAAATTCACATGTTAAATTAATTTTTTTTGCTTGTAGCTCTTCTGCTACTTTAGGTTTTAATCTGACAAAATCTATAAAATCGCCAGTATGTTCATTGGCTGGGAAAATTTCTTGAATTTTGTCCTTGGGTAAAATTTTGTTGGATACAGAATCTTTAATTGTAAAATCTTCTGTAGTTACTACAATAGTTGTATCTGTATTATTTTCTACATTTAATTCCATAATATAATTTTTTAATGGAAAATCTTGAACATCTTTAATATGTATTGGAATACAACTTAAACGATGTTTAACAATTTCATTATTTAGACCGCAAGTATTCGAAATAATATTACATTTATTTTTATCATTTGGTGAAACTTTAAAAACAACAATAGGGATTTCTGATAAAATTATTCTTCTAATCGCATTTACAAAACTTACGTTTATTCCACTAATTGTAAATAGTAACTCATTATCATTTATTTTAGATACGAGTTCTACGCGTGGATTAACTACTTGTGTATTATCACCTGATAAATATGAATAAGCCATAGTTGGTCGTGCTTCCATTATATCTAATATACATTTATATTTAAATTATTAATTTAATTCATTTTTATTTTTAAATGAGTTAAATATAATTTTCAATTAACTAAGTATATATTAAGATGAGTTGTATTTTATATTATAGCAAATATTGCGAAGTTAGTAAAAAATATTTACAGTTGTTATCAAAATCTGATATTCAGAAAGATATTCATTTTATATGTATTGACAAAAGAGTTAAAGATTCTAATAATAAAACATATATTATTTTAGAAAATGGTCAAAAGATTATTTTACCAGAAAATATTACAAAAGTTCCTGCTTTATTATTACTGAATCAAGGATATCAAGTCTTATATGGAGAACAAATTTTACAACACTTAAAACCTAGACAGCAACAAGAAATCAAACAATCTACACAAAATAATATGGAGCCTATGGCATTTTCTCTAGGAGGAGGAGGTAATTTTGGAGATGTTGTTTCTGATCAATATAGTTTTTTAGACCAAGATCCTGATGATTTAAAAGCTGATGGTAATGGCGGTATGAGACAAATGCATAATTATGTTGATTTAAATACTGCTTTTAATGGACAATTTTATAATTCTGGAACAGGAGAAGATTTTAATACTACAATTAAGGGACAAAAAAAAATTAGTGATGACGCGGCTAATTCACAAATGGAACAAAAATTAAAACAAATGCAAGAGCAAAGAGATGCTGACATTAGGTCTATTACTGGAAATAGACCACCAATGAGTTATTGAGTCGGGCATAGTTTGAATAAATGCCCCCGATTCAACCATTTACAACTTTTTACAAAAATGAGACAAACTCATTTTAAATTTTGGTCAGTATAATTTATATTAATTTATTTTAAACCAATTTAAAAAGATTATTTGAACATAAATAATGTCTAATATATTAACAGCGTTTAATGATCATTTTCTTGAATTTATAAATGATGTTCAATCTGTGTTTCCAAATGATCCTGATATTTTATCTGCAAAAAATGCTCTAACTATGATTCGAAAGGCTAACCCAAAAATGATTGTTAAAATTTGGAAGACACTTATTGCTGATAAATATAAAAATCAAATTGAATCAAATGATATTTCATTTTTTTTAGAAAAAGATTATTCTTCTGATATTTCAACATCTAATAATTCAGACAAAATTATGGAAGCCATTGATAGATTGAGGGAACCTATCAGAAATATGGGTCCAGATAACCAATCAAAAGTTATGAAGTATATACAAAATTTAACAAAACTTTCTCAACTATGTGAATAAAATAATTTATTTCAATATATATATATTCTTAAGTTTGACTTAAATAAATTTAATATATATTAAATAAAATGTCGACAGAAAATTCCGTTCCTGAAGAGTTTGTAAAAGTAATTAGAGATTTTGTGGGGGATTTAAAAATAACATTTCCAGAATATGTACCATTTATTGATAAATGGTGGAAAAACAAAGAAGATTTTAATTACTTTGATAATGAAGAAGATAGAATTCAAGCATATGAAAAATCTGAAAAACAATCAATAAAACTTCTTTTTGATTTTTGTAAGAAGAAATTTCCGCCAAGATTTTTTGATATTTTATATCAAAATGACGATATGTTTAAGGAAGAATCAGAGATTGATACTGAATTTTTCCCAAAAATTCATTTCAAAAATTTATGGCAATGTGATATTTCACAAAAAACACGTGAAACCATTTGGAAATATCTTCAACTTATTTTATTTTCAATTGTTGGCACATTAGACAATAAGGATGCGTTTGGTGATACTGCTAAGTTATTTGAAGCGATTAATCAAGATGAATTTAAAGGGAAACTCCAAGAAGCATTAAGTCAAATACAAGGATTATTTGATTTGAGTGGAAACTTTGGAGAGAATTTGGGCGAAGGCTTGAACCAAAGTGACTTGCCAAATGCAGAGCAAATTAATGAACATATTACAGGTATGTTAGACGGTAAAATAGGACAATTGGCTCGTGAAATTGCCGAAGAAACTGCTAATAATTTAAATATGGATTTTGATGGGGCAACTGACATGAAAGATGTATTTAGTAAGCTGATGAAAAATCCTACAAAACTTATGGGTTTGGTTAAGTCTGTCGGTGATAAATTAGATTCTAAGATTAAATCTGGTGAGCTAAAAGAATCTGAAATGTTACAAGAGGCTACTGAACTTATGAATAAAATGAAAAACATGCCAGGAATGGGAAATATTCAATCAATGTTAAGTAAGATGGGAATAGGTGGATTAGGCGGATTAGGTGGAGGTAAAGTAAATACTAGTGCGATGGAATCTAACCTTAATCAACGTTTAAAAATGGCAAAAACTAAAGAAAGAATTAAAGCAAAAGCTGAAGCTAATGCTATAGCTAAAGCAGCCGCTCAATTACAGTCACAACAATCACAACAATCACAACAATCACAACAATCACAGCAACAAATGAGTGTTGAAGAAATATTAAAATTTATTGAAGGCGAAGAAAAACCTGAAAGAACACCAAGAGGAACTAAACCACCACAATCTTCAAATAAAAAGAAGAAAGGGAAAAAATAAATATATATAATATATATGTCAAGTTTTCAAATATATTATGTATATAATCATAGAACAATACAAAAAGTAGCAAAATATGGTGTTAATTTAGATATAAGCGTCCAACGTGGAGATAAAACAATAGATGAAGTATATAATGAAATAAAATCTGATAAAAATTTTTGTCGAGAAGAAGTTTCAATTAGTTATAATCATTTCTTAGGTATAATTACAAATAATATTACTTTATACGCTGTTTTAGATGATAAAATAACAGGCGTTTTATCTTTTGAATTTAATATAAAAGATGGTAAAAACGTAATTATGTTCGAAGGAATATGTTCCCCAAAAATATATACTGGACAAGGTATAGGACAAGAATTAATAAATACTTTAATAAGAATTGGAAAAGATAATAATTTTAAATATATATTTTTAGAATGTAAAGGTGATATAATGAAATATTATAGAAATAAATTTGGTTTTGAAATAATTGAACAAAGACAAGCTTATAATGATGATGATGATGATGATGATGATGATAAATTATATTATTATATGAGACTAGATTTATCAAAACTATCAGGAGGTAAAATGAAAAAAAAAAGAATTCTCTTCACGAGAAAAAGAAGAAAATTAAGAAAAATTTAAAAGATTTATATATATATAATGACAATACAATTTTGGTCAAATGATCCCACAATTTTATTTAATAAGGAATATGTATTTGAATTATGGCCTACATCATCAATGTGTTACGAAGAGAAATTAAATTCTATCACGCGATTAATTATATTATTAACTATTTTAGGATATATTTTAACAATGTCAAAAAGAGTATTAGCAGTTGGGGCAATAACATTATTGATTATATTTATTTTATATAATATGCGTAAACAAAAATTAACTAAAGATATGGTAGAGAATTTTGAAGTACAGGGTAACGAGATTACTGGTATGTTTGATAATAAACCAAAATCATTCGTAAACCCTGTAACTTTAGATGCTGTATTAAGAACAGAATTTAAGGAAGGAAATAAGAAAAATCCATTTAGCAATGTTTTATTAACACAAATTAACGATGAACCAGAGAGAAAGGCAGCTCCACCAAGTTTTAACCTTGACGTGGATGATGATATAACTAAAAATGTTAAACGTGCTGTTCAGATGATGAATCCTGGTATTAAAAATACAAATAAACAATTATTTGGTGATTTGTGGCAGAAGTTCCAACTTGATAATTTTTTAAGACCATTTAATAGTTGCCCAAACACGAAAATTTGCAATGATCAAACAGCTTACGCAAACTTTCTTTATGGCAACATGCCAAGTGCAAAGGAAGACACGCCTGATGGAAATATACAGCGAGTTAAGGACAACTACCGTTATACTCTTTATTAGCGGGATGATATTATTATTATGAATATTTACTATATTGTATTTATTATCATATATCCAATTTCAAAAAACATATATTATAATCTTATTACAATATTACGTTGAAATACAAAAGCAATAAGTCAAAGAGTTCTAGTCAAATGTAAAAACACCAAATATTATTATTGAAACTATGTGTGGTGTTAATAATAATAATAATAATAATAAAAGAAAACATATAAAATAATCAGGAATATTAAAAAAGTTATCACACTTGATAAAGAAGAATTCGCAAAACAATAGTTTAGTAAATTATATTATTCATTAAAAAATAAAATATCAATCAATAATATATAAATGGCTACTCATTCAGGATATACATTTAATAATCTTACACGTTTGGGCACCGATGAATGTAACCTAACTCAAACAGATATTCAAAATATAGCTTCTTGTAACTATTCTACTCAAAATTATTTTGCTGCTGATTGTAATATGAAAAAACCAATTGAATTAAGTACTACACAACCAGGTATTATGTATAATGGTGGATATCAAGTTGGCGCTGGTGGTTGTAATATTAATGATTCATCTAAACTTCAAATTGGAACAATTCAAACACATCCAAAATGCCGTATTGATTTATTCCATAGACCATTTGCCACTGTTCCTTATTTAGGGCGTGGTTCTGTAAATCCTGTTATGGAATCTCAAATTCAACAAGGAGAACAAATAATTAATAAACGCAGTGTTACTAATTTAAGTGAGAAAAGTTATATTAAATATCACCAAACACCTTTATTACCTGCTGTAAAACAAAGAATTAATAATCCTGCTTATCAAATTGAAAACATTGCTTCTGATGGATGGATTCGTGGCGGTGTTCCGTCTCGTGAATTAACTCGGGATACTGATTATTTCAATAAACATTCTACTTATCAATATGCTTAATATATGTGTATATATGAAATCCAACATATTCCGAGATAATTTATATAGGATATTGTACGATATTTCTTATTATACAAGCTTAAAAGGTGTAAAAAATAATATTTAAATTTATTTAAATATTATTGTATATATTAAATAATGTATAATACTAAATTTGTATGTAGATATTATAAAGATGATATATTTTTAGATACTGATAATGTAACAGAAAACGAAATCAGTTTTATACGTGATTATCTTTATAAAGAAGATTTACTAAATATTTTTACTATTGATTATAATGATAATCAAGTAGTTTTTGAAAATTCAATTTATGAATTATACGAAAAAATTAAAGATTGTGAATTTTTAAAAAAACTTATGAAAAGGGCATCATCAATAATATTCTCAAACGATATTAAATATGGCTTATGTATTTTATATTCTTATGATTACATGTATATGACACATAAATGTGTATCTGATTATTTAGATACTGGAAATATATCTGAAGAAAATAAAATTTTGTTTAAAAATTTTATTAAATAATATTTTATAAATGTATATAAATGGCTTCTACACGTAATAGAAATACTCCAGGAAACTATTGTTTAGAACAAAGACAATATCATAATTCTTCCAATTATACATTATATCCAAATTCACAATATGGCGTTGCTTATAATACGAGACTACCTGGAAATGGATTATTGCCAGCTCAAATTCCTTGGAATAAATTATCATATAATGCTGCTGATACTGAATCATTTTTATTTGGAATAAATTCAACAAATTTAGTGAATCCAGCTCCTTGTTTTGTTCCAGAAATAACACAATTAGATTCAACAAATATTTATGAAAAAGGGCCTGTTTTAATGCCAGAACCTTTAGTAATAGAAAAAAAACAAAGACCTTTTCCTATTCCAAATTAAATTGAGGTTAAATTACATCGTCCGGAAATAAAATGAGACAAACTTTCATCCAAAAATATTCTCATATATTCAAACCGGTGAAAGACACTGAAACGTATAGAAGAGAATACAAAATATAATACAATAAACTAATCTAATGTCAAATAGTTTAATACCCTTTAGGCGTGTTTTACATCATTTGGAAAGAATAATCATAAATTTTTATTTTTTTATAAAAGTTTCACTCATTTTCTTTGAGGACGATGTAATTTAAATATGTTATTATTTATATATAATGAGTAATATAAATGCAATAAATATAGTAAGTGAAAACATAAAAGTCACAAATTTAAATGTAACGCATATAAATGGTGCTCCATATACTCATCCTAATCCATGTAATAACTTATGTAAAAAAGGATACTATGTACCATGTCCAGATTGTAATTATACTGGTCCAGATGATTGTGATTGTGGAAATACATGTGATTTGTGTAACGACGAAGAGTCATACATTCCTGATGAATGTGATTGCTTTGTTCCTTGTCCAGAGAGAGGTGGAAAGACTGGACCCACTGGTATGACTGGACCCACTGGTATGACTGGACCCACTGGTATGACTGGACCCACTGGTATGACTGGACCCACTGGTATGACTGGAGCCACTGGTATAACTGGACCCACTGGTATAACTGGACCCACTGGTATAACTGGTCCCACTGGTATAACTGGACCTACTGGTATAACTGGTCCCACTGGTATAACTGGACCTACTGGTATAACTGGTCCCACTGGTATAACTGGACCTACTGGTATAACTGGTCCCACTGGTATAACTGGTCCCACTGGTATAACTGGTCCCACTGGTATAACTGGTCCCACTGGTATAACTGGACCAACTGGTATAACTGGTCCCACTGGTATAACTGGACCCACTGGTATGACAGGACCAACTGGTATGACAGGATCCACTGGGATGACAGGACCCACTGGTATAACAGGACCCACTGGTATAACAGGACCCACTGGTTCATCTTTGAATATCGGATTAATTTATCCAATAGGTATAATAATAGCAACTACAACTAGTTCAACACCAACAATAGGTGGTTTTACTTGGGTAAATTTCGCTAATGATAGAATATTGATAGGTTTCGGTTCAACATTTTCAACAGGCGGTGCAACAGGTGGTAACACTACCACAACATTGTCACTATCTAATTTACCATCACACACTCATACTGCAACTACAAATGTAACAATTAATGATCCAGGACATAGTCATTCAATAAATGAGTCCCCTTATACAGGAGCTGGTAATCAAGTTCCACCAGGTTCAAATCCATCTGTGTACCCAAATAATGCATTTGTTAATCCAGCTACTACAGGAATTACAGCAACAGCAACTACAACCATTAATAATACTGGTTCAGGAACAGCATTTTCTATTATGAACCCATATATAGTTGTTTACTATTGGACTAGAACTGCATAAAAATTATAATAGATATTTATTATAATTTTTATAATATTACATCTTTGGTCATCCATAAAAACTTAATTAAACATTTTTATTTCAGGTCGGCGCAATAAAAAGATTATATAGAATTACAAAATGACATAAAAATATGAAAAATGATATCAATAAAACACAATTTGTGAATTAGTTGAAATGATTAAAGCAGCTTATGAATTTGAAGATATTTATGTGTATTTTATAAATGACCAAAGATGTAAAAGATTTAATATTCAGGCGTATGTTTTTTAAATAAACAACCTTGTGCTAATAACCCTTTTACAGAAGTTACAACTCCTGGGTTTTGATGGTTGCAATTTGTCATCCAAATTTTAATAATACAAAAATTTTTTTTAGGTGAAATAGTTATCCCAGTCACAGATTTAACAAAAGCAATCTCATTACTAATAGAACCTCCAACAATTCTATATGTCAATTCACTCCAAGCTTTTGTAACATTTTTATTCGAAACTTTATATGAGAAACAACCCCCATTTCTATTTTTTGGATCTTCCCACATAGGAGAGATTCCTTGTCTCATCATAAATAACATACAGTTTTCTACAAGAGGTGTAGGCAACGTCTCAGTTACTGCAATTGTTTCTTCAATCGTGCTAAATGTAGAAATGGGAATATAACTCTTTAAACTCCAATCAGTATTATGAGGCAAATGCGCCCACAAAGTCCATTTATCTGATAATTTATGAAATGACTCTAAAGCAGTTGCTGTATCCATTGTATCTGTATGTTGGGATAACATATTGTATTTAATAATCTCAATTTTTTTTTAAATAGTTTTTACTATATATTATTTTTATTCATTATGATTTGTAGTTTTTAACTTATAACCGTTTTTTTCTAACAAAATGCTCTCATTCTCATCCGTAAATTCGAATTCTAACATATTAACATTATGATCGATAATTTTAAGTGTATACTTATTATCATCATTTAATTCATCATTTTTATTAAGATGTGTTTTTATATAGAAAATAAAAAAGTTCTTAGTAAATTTATTACCTACTAAATAATAGTTAAATTTATCTGTTTTTAAATCTATTTTATAGATATTCTCTCCATTTTTGAATTCGATTAACATAAATTTAATATCTGATTTTTCATTAAATTGTTCATTACTATTTTTATAAAAAATAAATTTGTTTACAATATTATTGTCAATATAATTATATATATAAAACCCATAATCATTATAATATTCTATATTTTTTTCGCATTTATTTAAAGAAATATTTAATTTGTTTATATCATTACTAATTTTTAAAAGCATTGGGTTTGCTTCAATAAATAAATTTAAATTATTTCTTACATTCATAAAAAATATCTGACATTTGCTGTAATAATAAATACAATTATATGATAAAGTAATTATAAATTTATGAATTTGTTTGGAAAATCTTCTCTCTAGCATATCTACAAATAAAACACAAATAAAAAAGGAATTTAAATGATTTATCATTATTAAATATATTTAATATTAATATATATTTAAGTGGTTTACAAATATTTTATTTACACCCTTGAACATTTACACACTTGAAGATTTAAATTGGGACAAAAATATAAAATTTTATCGCCTTTTTGATGATTTTCTTTTTCTACAAAATGAACGTTTACTACCATTCGCCCAGAGACACTTCTTTTTAGCAGTTTTACATTTTTTTTGTACTCGTCCTTTGCACTGACTTTGTTTTTTTCTGAAAAGCAAGTTATGTATGTTATACATATTATATAACATTACTATATTAAAAAATTTTCTAAATATAAAAATTTTACCACAAAATAAACAAACACAACAAATATAGACTAATTATTTTGTCCCATTTTAAATCTTCAATTGTGTAAAACCGCACCTTTTATAAATCTCTTATATATAATTTAGGTTGTAATTCACTTTTTACACCCTTGAAGATTTAAAACCGCACCCTTAACTATTATTATATTTTTCTCAAAATAATATAGATGACTAATCATAAGACATAAGATTATAGAATTTCTGCTGTTAAATATCACTTAAATAACGATAAAGGAGATGGATATAAGAATAATAACATAATAATATAATAACATAATAACATAAAAACATAAAAACATAAAATATAATATATAAATATAATGGATTTTTCATGTGGAGAATGTTTTGAAATTTGGAATTGTAGTTGGTGTAATAATCAATATTGTGATGATATATGTTGTCCTTATAAGTTGGAAGGAAAACCAATATATTGGAATAAGAATGATGTCGATAAAAATTGGTGGAATTCACTCACAGAGAAAGAAAAAATAAAAAAAGAGAAATTATTATCATCCGAACCTCCTATTATACAGAATTTCTTTTTATGCGAAGAATGTAAAAATAAATATATTGAAAAAAATATTTGTAAAGGAAGACACGTAAATAAAATTGATCGAAAAAAACATGATTTTTAATAACACATTATAATAAATATTTATTTTTTATCTTCATTAGACATTAAATAGTTTTCATAATTTTGATTATACTCTTGTTCCATTATATATTTCATAAACTTAAAATTTTCATCAATAGTACAATGAACCAATAGCACTGGGTTATAATAGAAACTAATCATCTTTTGTTCTTCAATGTTTTTCATATATTTACTATGTTTAATAATTTCTTTGATACCTTTTTCTCTATCATTTTTTAGCATTTCTGTAAAATTTGGTTTAGTGATATCAGGGACATATTTACTTGTTTCTCCAAATATATCGTCATCAAAATCAAAATAGGAATTAATATTTTCGCTCATTTATTATTATTATTATTATTATTATTAAACATATATTATTTTTATTTCAATTTTTATTTCACCAAAAGGTGCGGTTTTAAATCTTCAAGGGTGTAAATTGCTTTCCTGTCATATAAGACCTAATGGTTCGCTCTAACTTTGGTAAGCAGGACTACTCGATCCATTTGGGATTATAACAATATTTTGTGTAGTTGTAGAATTATTTGCTGATGGATTTGGAACTATAATATTTGGCGATTTATAATAAACAGGATTGATTAGTGAGTTATATTCAGGATCATAAATCACAATATTTCCTGAAGCATCAATAGTTATATTATTACCACAATTACTTGTTGTGTTTGTTTCATCGCATGTATATTCTAATTTTCCTGTTGCAGTATCTAATCCAAATACATATAGTATCATGCTTACTATTACTGTCATCAAAATAAATGGTATAAAGACTATAACCCATGAAACTGCACTGAGACCTTTTTCACATAAAATATTTAACAATAATGTTACCATAATTGTTACTATACCTTTTACAACTGCTGTGTTATAAAGGCCTTTAAATATATCAATAAGTATTTGAGTAATTGAAAATATTAAATATATTATAGCTGGAGCACACAAATTTATCATTTTATATTATATTTATATTTTATTTATAAAATAATATGTTTTCATTTAATATAATTTAAAAGTAAATTAATACAATTAAAAATAAAAATATGAACGATATACCATCTGAATCAATTACAGATATTTACAACTATATTTCAGACAAAAATATAAAAATATATGATACAAAATTAGACCAATTTGATATAATTAATCAATATTTGGAAAAGAAAAAAGGCGAACAATCATTCATTTTGGTCGATTTAGGTGATGTTATAAGACAATTCCATAGATGGAAAAAAAATTTATCCCGAGTTGTTCCTTATTATGCCATAAAATGTAATCCTTGTCCTATTATTATTGAACTTTTAGATAAATTGGGGTGTTGTTTTGATTGTGCTTCTCAACAAGAAATATTACAAACAATTAATTTAGGAGTAAAACCTGAAAAAATAATTTTTGCAAATCCTTGTAAGCCAGTTGATTATATAAAATTTTCTCGTTCAAACGATGTTGATTTACTTGTTGTTGATAGTTGTTATGAGTTATTTAAAATTAAATTATATCATCCAGAAGCAGAAATATTAGTTCGCATCCAAGTTGATGATTCCAAATCATTATGTAAATTTAATTGTAAATTTGGTGTTGATCTTGAAAATGTAAAAGAAATTTTGGAAACAGGTAAGACATTAGATTTAAATATTATTGGAGTAAGTTTTCATGTTGGTTCGGGATGTGAAGACGCACAAGTATATTGGTCTGCATTATCAGATTGTAAAAAAGTATTTGATATTGCTAAATCAATTGATATTGATATGAAATTGATTGATATTGGAGGCGGATTTCCTGGAGTGTCAAATAGTAAAGTTTCATTTGAATCTATGGCTGAAGTTATAAATAAAGGTATTGATGAAATTTTTTCCGGAACTGAAGGAATTAGATTTATTGCTGAACCTGGAAGATATTTTGTGGCTTCATCACATACACTCGTTTGTTCTATTATAAATAAAAAAGAAAAAGTAAATAAAGAAACAGGTGAAAAATTAATAACTTATTATTTATCAGATGGTGTGTATAAAACTTTTTCAAATACAATATTTGATTATGCAAAACCCACATTTATTCCATTTAATGAACGCAATGAGAAAACTTTTCAATCTATTTTATATGGTGAATCTTGTGATTCATTAGATATTATATCTCGGGATTGTCAATTACCGTCATTGGCTATCGGAGAAAGTATTGTTGTACAGGAAATTGGAGCGTATAGCAGAGCAACTTCATCATCGTTCAATGGATTTACTAAACCAGAATTATTTTTCATCCTCACTTAATTAGTAAATATATAATGTAATAATTTATTTTATATATTTTTTATTATATAAAAATCGTCGTTTTTATAGCTTCACAAAACGTCTGGGAAACGCGCTGCATTAGAAAAAACCCAAATATTTATTTTTCATCAGCATAAAAGAAAGGTTCGCCTTCTTTAAAATATCCAACTTTATCACCTTGTTCTCCATCCACAGACAATTCCCAAATAAAACCATTTTCGTCATTATTTGTACAATAAGTTTTATCATCAATATCGATCTCAAATATTTCTTCATCTTCATCTTCTTCATCTTCTTCTTCGTCTTCTTCTTCATCTTCTTCTTCATCTTCTTCTTCATCTTCTTCTTCATCTTCTTCTTTATCTTCTTTAGTTTCAGTCTCTATACTTGCTTCTTCATTGTCAGATATATTTTGATAAACTACTTTACTCTCTGCAGTTTCAATAATAGTTTCCTCTTCTTCTTCATCTTCTTCTTCATCTTCTTCTTTATCTTCTTTAGTTTCAGTCTCTATACTTGCTTCTTCATTGTCAGATATATTTTGATAAACTACTTTACTCTCTGCAGTTTCAATAATAGTTTCCTCTTCTTCTTCATCTTCTTCTTCATCTTCTTCTTCATCTTCTTCTTCTTCTTCTTCCTCTTCATCCTGTTGTTCATTCATTTTTTCTTTTTCCTGTTCCTCTTCTTCCTGTTCCTCTTCGGCAGATACTTCCTCTTTTGTTTGTTCTAGTTTAACTTGTTTAGTATCTATTGATGGAGGGGTTGCTTCTTCTTTTATTGAAATTGTTGAATTTGTAATTAATACTGATTTTACAACGTCGCAATCATCAGAAATTTCTTTTTCTAGCTCTTTATATTCTTTAATATGAATTTTAATATTTTCATTTTCACAACTTTTAACAACAGATGAATTTTCAATAGTATCTTTATAAACTATTTTTTCAATAAATTTATAATCATTATTATTTTGAAGCCCTTTAATATCATCATTTAAATGATGAATTTTACCAACTAACTTATCTAAAATAGGTATAATAGAATCATATTTTTTTTCCATTTTATCAAGTTTATTTTCTAGATTAGAAATTTTGTGACCCATAATAGTTTCTGTCATTTCTTTAATCATATCTTTAACAGTAATACAATCAAAATCGCCACATTTTTCAATAGCAGTTTCGGGGTAAAAGTCATTAAAATTTCTCTCGGGTTGAATAATATTTTTTTTCTTTAATTCTTCAGCAATAGATGGCAATTGAATTAATTGGTTATGTGTTTTTTCTAACAATTCGTGTCTGTCGATATAATTAATGAGCAATTTGTTTAGTCCTTTTTGAATTACTTTTTCAATATCATTCATAATAATCTGAATATCGAACAAATGTGGTTTTTTAGTATCTTCCATTCTTAGATAATTAATATATAACTATTCGTTTAATATGATTTAAAAAATAATTTATCTATTTCATATATGAATAATATTTCTTTAATTGAAACAGACCAAATAAATAGTAAAATTCAAATTGTAATGAGACAAACAGACTATATAGAAGAAAAAGCTAGAGAGAAATTAGGAGAATTTAACTTTGATGAAATCGCTGTAATTAGAGACTATTTTGGCATTTCTAAAAAAATAGAATCAGAAAAAGTATCATCTGTAAATCAGGCAATTTATAAACAATTAAGAGGACATTTAGACGGAGCTATGCGTAATTATCGCGAAAGAGTTGATAAAGGCGAAGTAAAAAAAATAATATAAAAATATAATATAAAAATATAATATATAATGGCATCATTTAAAAGTTTTTTTAAAAAAAAACATAAATATGAAACACAATCAGATTTAAAAGACATGACAGCAGAACAAATTGTAAGCTTAAATCCATCTGACGTAAAAAGCAATATTGAAAAAGAAACAGGCGGCATACCTTTAACTGGTGTAAAAAAAAGAGCACTAAATAATTTATTAGCACAAAAAAGGATAGAAAAAGAATCAGGACCTAATCCTATAGCTCGAGAAAGAGTTATTGATGCCTTTTTAAAACGTGAAAATTTAAGACATGATCCAAAAGTAACAAAATTACTTGTTGAAACAAATTCCGAAATTATGCGTAATAATGTCAGTATGCGCGATAATGTGAGAATGAAAGAACTTGAAAATAGACTTAGACGATTAAATGATGAACCAGAAATCCCTTACACCGACGAGGAAAAATTATATTTAAGAATGTCAAAATTAAATATTGGAGGAAAAACAAGAAGACATCGTAGTCATAAAACTAAAAAACGAAAATCACATAGGAAACGACGAACATATAAAAGGAAATAAAATATAATATAAAAAGATATTACATTATATTATATTACGATGGCTACAAGAAAAATATTAATACAAGTGTTTTCAGATATTCATTTAGAAATTTGGAATAAAATGCCTTTATTAAATAAAAAAGCAGATTATTTAATTTTGGCAGGAGATATATGTAATTTAAATCATCAATTATTTTATCCATTTTTAGATTATTGCTCTGTAAATTGGAAGAAAACATTTTATATTCCAGGAAATCATGAATATTATTCGCCTAAAAAAAATATGAATGAACTAGAATTTAATTATGAATATAATATTCAATCAAGATATAAAAATATATTTTACTTAAATAATTCTATTGCTGAATTAGATGATAATATAAATGTTTATGGTTCAACATTTTGGACCAAACCTCCATTTAGTAATAGTTTTGAAGCTCAAATGTATATAAATGATTATAATAATATAACATATTTCAAAAAGGAGACAAATCAAGTAGTTAAATTAGATATTTCTAAGATGTATGAATTATCAAATGATTCATTCAAACAACTTCAAGATTATTTAGCTGGAGAGAATAAAAAAACAATTGTAGTTACCCATTTTCCTCCGACAATAACAGGAACATCACACACAAAATATTTGTTTGTAAAACAAAAATTAAGTTTATATTTTGCTTGGCCAGACAATACATTAGATAAATTTAAATTAAATAATGTATTAGCGTGGATAAGCGGCCACACACATTGGTCTTATGATTTTGAAAAAAATGGTATAAGATTAATTAGTAATCAATTAGGTCACAAAAATGAAATAGGAGAAACTGGAATTATAGAAGATGGTTTATACGAAATTAACGTTTCTTGAACTGTTTTTACACCTTTTTACATTTCAGATTCCGATGTTATTTACTACATTTAGCACATTTTATATTTACCTTTTCTAAATAACTGATATTATTTTTATGTTTATAGTTTGTCCCACACCAAAAACAAGTAACAAAGTTATTACAAGTGCTACAATATAAATAAATACAATTTACGCAAAATTTTTTATTACAAATTTCACATTTGTAAAAATCACCAAAAACAGAATTAAGATTATCATTTTTTCTTACATGACATCCTTTACCTTGACAAATATAGTTATCTATATTATTTTCTTCAATAAGTTTTTCGTTATTCATTAAGGTAATATAATAAATTATTTTTATATAATTTTCGTTATATAAAAATCGACGTTTGAAATGTAAAAAGGTGTAAAGATTTTAGAACTTGTAAAAATGGGACAAATATTACTAAATTTATACCGATAGTTTTCCTAAAAGGTGCGGTTTTAAATCTTCAAGGGTGTAATTATTGAGTTAATCCAAAACGTTCACTTAATATATTATTTTTAGTTTGTTTCGGTTGTATTTTTCTTAATTTAATGTTATTTGTCGGGATAATTTTATTGTTAATAATAAAGTCATCATTATCCTCATGAAGCTCGGGCATTATACGTGTTAATGGTTTGTCTACAACTAAAAATAAACGTTCATTTCTTAATAATGACCTATATTCCTGCGTAGTTAAATTGCCATAATACTTTTCCAGCATATAGTAAGGATTAGGAGCAGGTTTTATATTTTTGTTATAATTATATATTTTTGAATAAATATGGTTTATCAACTGATATCTTTCAAACTTGATTGAACTATCAATATTTTCTTCCATTAAATAAGCAACCGCGCATTCTGGACTGCAAAAACATCCATACACGTGGTATGTATCGTTCATAAAATGTTTTGGAATATATACAGGTGGATTGTCAAATTCACATGTGTCCCAAAAGCAAGCACACTTTTTATTATCAGTATTA